TGCAGCGCCCATCGCCACTGTAAAGCGACATTTGGTTTGCGAAACGCGGACACATGGTCTGCGAAATCGCCCAGGGCAGATAAAAGCGCCCTCAAACGGTCTTCCACCACACCGAAAAGCTGCCCGAATACGTGAAGTCGCGCTGGAACTCGCCGCCTTCGGCATCCCGGGCGAAAAAACGGACGTGAAGTAGACGTTCACCTTCGACCCAGCCCAGGAGCCTGGTGATGTCATAAGAGCTGTCCCGGCTGCCGAACACGGGCACAATTCTCCGCACAACAGGGAATAGGCCGCTCGACAAAGGACGCCTGTCGGGCCTCCCGTCAGGCATCGTGAGGGTAATAGACGAATGGCTTACTCCGAAGTGCCCGGCAAGCTCCGCAAGGACCGCGCCGTCGAACTCGTACGATTCGCTGCCGTTCTGGAAATCGCCGGCCTCAAACTCGACGCTGTTGTAACCCCCAACCGCCAGCACCAGCGGCCGATCGTGCAGTTCGATCATCGTCGCTTCTTCGTATTTCTCCATTTCCATACCCGATCCCCTCGGTCGCTGAAACAGGCCGAAAGCCTACCACGTCCGAAAGATTAGCTCGGCGGCCGCCTTGGCCCGCTGCATGCCTCCCAGGGAGTACCGAATCCCGACGCGCCGGCGTCCGAATTGGCCGAACACACGCCGCATTTCCGGATGGTCGTTGATCGTCAGGATCGCTCGGCCCTTGAGCGACGCCATGCTGGCCGCCAGGCCGTCGTATTCAGCCCGGCCGAATTCGTTGCCGTAGCCCTCGGTCTGCCAGTAAGGAGGGTCGAAAAAGAAGAGCGTGTCGGCGCGGTCGTACCGCTGCACGCATTCCCGCCAGCCGAGCTGCTCGACCGTGACGCGGGAGAGCCGAAGGTGCGCCTGGCTCAGATCCTCTTCCATGCGGAGCAGGTTCAGCCGCGGAGGGTGCTGGGCGTCGGTTCCGAACGTTTGACCGGAAACCTTACCGCCGAAAGCCAGCTTCTGCAGGTAGTAGAAGCGCGCGGCGCGCTGAATGTCCGTGAGCGTCTCCGGTCGCTGCAGCTGCGCCCAACGGAACATTTCGCGGCTCACGAGCGCCCAGCGGAACTGGCGCACCAGCTCGTCTAGATGGTGCTGGACGCAGCGGTACAGCCTCACCAGCTCGCCGTTGATGTCGTTGAGGACTTCCGCCGGCGACGGCTCCTTGGCGAGCAAGAGCGCAGCGCCGCCGGCGAAGACCTCGACGTACGTTTGGTGTTTCGGGATTTCAGAGAGCAGGTGCTTCAAGAGCCGGCGCTTTCCGCCGGGCCAGGGAACGATCGGTCGAGCCATCGGAAAAAATCTCCATCGGTGAGACGTGAAATCGCGAGGATCACGCCGCTGCGACGTCGCGGCGGGAGCCTCGCTCGGCTCACGGGGATCGTTCCCGTGTTTTCGAGGGCCGGTGCGTGTTGCAGCACGCGCCGGCCGCTCTCTTTATGCGAGTAGCGCGGGCACCTCTTTCATCGTGCCGCTGATCGAAAAATAGTCGCCGCCGGGCGTGCGCTTCAGCGGGCCGAACTTCGCGAGGCCGAACAGCGCAGTCGCGTGCATCGACACCGCGTCGAGCGCGCCAATCTTGCCCCAGCGCGGAACCATGACGGATACATCGCCGTTGCCGGCGAGTGTGCAGAGGGATTGCCAGCAAGGGTTCGTGCCGTCGACGTAGGCATCGCTGAACGGCATCTGGCGACGCGAGAACGAAAGCACGCGGCCCGGCGGATAGGGATTCGGCCACGGCTGGTCGTTCGGTGAGACCGGAACCTGATCATTCGGCGGCGTCAGCTCCCAGTCGCCGTCGATCGTCTGATCGAAGGCCGGGCAAACGAACGGCTTGCCCAGGTCGACCAACGCCTGCGCCGGTAGTGTGGGCACGCCGTTCTGATCGTTCCAGATTTCGAGCTGCCATCCGACGATCGGCGTCAGACCAAGGTCACAGATGCCGATCACGGCGTAGCTGCCGTCTGAGCGCTTCACGGAGCGCTGCGTCGCGGTGTTGCCGCCGAGCGCGTAGGTGAAGTCCGGATCTCCGGCGCGCTTGCCGGTGAACGCCACGCGCAGCGCGGCGGATGAGGCGAACGTGTTGCCGGCTGCGTCCAGCAGGCGCAGGCCAAACAGCCCAACCATGCCGGCGACGATCGGCGACGCGAGCGTGAACTGCAGCTTGATGAAGCTGCCCGTCGTCTGCGCGCCGCTGATCCAGCGGAAGCGCGTGGCGTCCTGGCAGCGGCCGTTGAACATATCCGCCCACGGCGTAAGGATCGCGCAGTCGTTCGCGCCGCTACCGACGAGAGCGAACGCGCTGGGTTTGGGGATCGAATAACCTGTGTAAAGCGACATTTTTTACCCCCAAAAAACCGGTCTGGCGGAGATCTCGTTAATATCCAGAACGCCGACAATGAGCAGCAATTTGCCGTCCTCAAGTCCCTTCACTTCCGGATCGACAACGAACCACACTTCGTCGAGTTCGAACTTACGACCCATCTGCATGAAGAATGGGCCGGTGTAGAAAGCGCGCGGCACCGAATACAGCTCGCCGCACACGCGGGTGATTTCCGCCTCGCCATCGGTTTCCTGATCGAACTGCGTCTGCAGAGGAAGCGCGCCGCGCGCATGGTCGTATTGCGGATCGAGCGGCGCCTTTGACCGAACCGTCCATTGATACGGCTGCTTCAGCAGCTGCCGCACCGGCATCGGCACGTCGTTCGTCGTGACGTTGCTGAAATCCGAGTCGGTCAGCGGGTCACAGTTCGGGCAGCCACTGGCGCCGTCCGTCAGGTTCTCCGCGAAGTCGTCGTACCGGATGATCGACGTGCCGTCCTGGCCTTGCTGGCGCACCTGGTCTGTGACCGTGAGCGTGCCAGCAACCGACGTCGCCGTTTCCGGCGGCCAAAGGCGCATCGTCGACACACGTCCATCGCGCGCGTCGTAATCGTCGCCGCAGCACGAATCGAGCAGCGTCTTTGCGAGCTTCGCGATCGACGGCGTGTCGTTCGGCGTCGCATGGCAACCGTAGCCGTAGCCGGTTGCGGCGTCGATCGCCTGGGCGCCGGTGCCGTCGTAGTCCTGCTCGCGCAGCGGGCCGCGGTCGATATACAGCTTGCGCAGCATGTAATCGAGCGGCGGATCGGCGAGCGCCACATTCTGCAGAAGCGCGGGCAGCGGGACGATTTCGATGTCGCTGATGTCGAAGTAGGAGAAATGCCCGTTCCAGCCCTGCAGCATTGCGTTGCAGAGCAGGCCGATCACGAGCGGAACGGCGACCGTCTGCGTATTGGTCACGGTCAAGATGACCGCGCCCGTCGCGGTGAGCTGCGTGCGCGCGAAGTTGAAAAACTGGATCATTCCGTTGCTGTCGGAGTTCGGATAGCCGCCGACCACGAGCACGGCCGGCAGGATCGTCAGCGGATCGCCGTTGACGTCGACGCCGACGCCATACCACGGCACCTGGTTGAAGTTGACGCGCAGCGAGTAGCTCGTGCCTGCGGCGAGCGTGTAGGTGTTGTGCTTGAGCGTGTAGACCGCGAACGCTTTCTGCGCCTGGCGCACGAATTTGTTCGGCGATGCGCCGTTGACCTGGAACAGCGTGTTCGCGGCGTCCTGCGATCCGTAGCCTCCGTTTCCGGTCCATCCGGTCGGCTGACCGTTGCCCTGCGCCGCGATCGAGCCGAAGACGCCCGAGCCCGCGAGCGCATCCGTGCTCGACGTCGTGTAGACGCCGCCGTAGTCGGTGACCTCGACGGTAAACGGGCCGGTCGGATCGGCGACGAGCGTGCAGCCCTCGACGTCGGGCGTCGCGGCCGCGTCGATGCCGAGCGCGATCTCCTTGCCGGCGACGCGCAGTTTTCCGACCGCTGATTCGGGCGCATCCGACCAGGCGTAGGACCTGTTCGATTGCGAGATCAGCGTCGCGCGCAGCGTGCGCCGCACGCCGAGAGTCAGCGGACGGAATTTCCCGGCAATCGAAGGGTCGGCGTCCGGAGCGAACCGCGCGCGGAGCGGCTGCTTGTCCAGCAGCAGCGATTTTCCGCCGACGTACAGCGTCTTTTTCTGGTTGCCGTTCGGCTCACAGCGATCGATCACGCCACTGAATAGATCCTCGGCCGCAGCGAGGCTCGTGTACTGAAGCGTGCGCCGGATGCGAACCAGCTGGTCGCGCGCGTTGTACAGCTCGTCGTACAGGTGCAGCGGATCGTCGATCGGGATCTGCACAAGCGTCGAATTGTCGAAGCCAAACGCCAGCTCGGCGCTCGGTCCCCACGGCCAGGGCTTGATGCGCCGGCCGATGTTGAGGCCGGTGCTTCCGGAGCGGGTCAGATCGCCGTAATACTTCTGGTTCGGCTTTTCGTCGGCCGGCGTTGCGATGAACGGCTCGGTTGCGAGGAACAGCGGCGTGATGCCGATCTTGGTGTGCAACCAGCCGCTGGCCGCTGTGCCGGACGAATCTTGAAACGGCAGTTGACCGGCGTTCGAGTCGATCGCCAAATCCTGCGCGTTGCCGCTGACCGATCCCGCGTAGTACACGACCACGCTTGCGCCGATGTTGATGACGCCGAGCACCTGCTTGCCGACCTTGAAGCAAAGCGCGCCGATCGTCGGGTCGATGACGACGGTGACGTACGAGCTGAGGGTGAAGCCGCTCGCGAACGTCGTTAGGATCGCGCCGTTGTGCCACACGTTCCCGCTGGCATCGAGGCCCCAGCCGTTGGCGTCCGCGCCGACGTAATCGGTCAGCGACGCGAGTCCGTTCACCACGCCGAGCGTGACCGGCGGCGGCGTGCCCGTAACGGCCGGGTTTGAGCCGTTCGGCGAATACACGTAGAACTCGACGCTGCTCTGCTGGCTCGCGGCGTACTGCGAACGGCACATGCGATGCGCGTCGACGGTCGCAGACGTGGCGAGCGTCGTGTTGCTGTTCGAGAGCGCGAGGCTCGGCCCGATCGCGTTGTCGTCGAATGGGACGGCGGTGTTTCGGAACATGGTCAGCCCTTGAACGTCACGATCAGAACGCCTTGAATCCCGGCCGCTCCGGTTTTCGTGCCGCCGCCGGCGCCGCCGGCGCCCGCGCCCCACGCGCCAGCTGGCGGGGAATTCCCGTTTGCGCCGCTCGCACCGCCGGCTCCGCCGGGCCCGAAGCGCGAAGCGCCGCCGCCGCCGCCGCCGCCGTTTGTGGACCCAGCACCTTGAGCGCCGCCGCTGTTGGCGAGCATTCCGCCGCCGGCGGAGCCGTTCACTCCCGCGCCGCCGCCGCCGCCGCCGCCAGCGCCCGAGTAGCAGGTGAAGTCGGCCGTCGTGCCACGGCCGCCAGCAGTCGGCGTGGCCGCGCCTGCGGTGCCGCCGGCCGCGTTGCCGATGCCGGCGCCCGTAGCGCCCGCGCTGCCTGTCGTGCCGCCGTTGCCGGTAGAGCCTGGTCCGCCTGGTGCCGTATACGTCACGCCGTTGATCGTCAGGCTCGACGCGCCACCCGCAGTGCCGTTCGAGCCAGGCTGACCGGCGGCGCCGATTTGCGCGTTGAGTGTGGTTGCGCCATTCACCGGAACGTCAAACCCGTCGAGCGTCGCACCAGCAGCTGCGCCACCGCTCGCACCGGTGCTCGCCGTGTTGCCCGAACCGCCGCCAGCACCCTGCAGGGTGAAGTCGAACGCCTTCGCCCACGAGGGGATCGGATAGGCAGCGTTCGTCGCCGTGATCGCTACGGTGAGAATCCGTTGACCTAGGAATTGCGATTGCCCCGTCATTGGTACATCCAGCCGTTCGTTGCATCGAGGTACACGAGGTCGAAGCCGACCAGGTCACCGTTCAAGTCGGTCACGTCGCACGTCATCACGCCGCTCTGTCCGCGGATCTTTCCGCCGTTCGGATCGATGCTGCAGGAGGTCACTGTCGCCGCCGGCGCGAACATGACGCGCACGGTGTCGCCGGCGCTCGGCGACGACGGCAGCAGCGGCGTGAGCGCGTTGGCGTTGACGTAGTTGCCTTTGTTGTTGGCGGTGAGCGTCGTGGACGACGTGATCGTCGTGATCGAGCCGCCCGAGGTCACGGCGTTGCTGCCGACGAAGAAATACGACGATCCGTCGTACCAGAAGAGGTACACCGTCTTCGCAGTAAGCGAGGCGGTCGGCTGCGGAGGCGAGCCGACAACGGCGCCCGGCCAGCTACTGATCGTCGTCGCGACGCCGGCAGACGGCTGCGTGACTTCGAACACGCAGAGCGTTCCGGCCTGCGCCGGCGCGGTGAACGCCGAGATCGCACACGGCGTCGCGCTCGTCAGGGTCGCGGTGTTCCAGCCGCCGTTCGTAAAGTTGGGCGACGCGGTCGTGCTGACCGTGCCAAGCGCGTTGAGCGTCATGCCGAACGAGGTCGCTGTGAACGATCCGCTCACGCCGTTGCTCAGCGTGCCGTCGCCGCGCAGCACGTTGGCAGTGCTCTGCGTGCCCGTGATGTTGAGCTGCGAGAAATCGACGACGGCGGCGATCACGTTGAAATTCGTGCCGTCGTAGATCAGTTCGAGCGTGGTGTTCGCCGTGATGAACCCGGCGCCCAGATTGTTGCCCTTGAACTTGATGATCTTCGCGCCGAGGCCGCTGATGTTGAGTGTCGCGGAGCCGGTGTTTGTCGCGTTGAACGTGACGGTGTATTGCTTGCCGGAGACGTAGGCGGTCAGTGCCGTCGCCGGCGTCGCCGTATACACGTTGCCGACGTTCGTCGTCGAAGAAATGTAGACGCCAGTGCCCGTCGACGCATTGAGGTCGATGTTTGCGGTAGCGCCGTCGTTGCTGACGACAGCACCTTTGAAATTGAGGGTGCGCGGCCCCGTGTTGCCGACGCTCGCGCCGTCCTGCGCCGGCTGCAGCGCGGACGAATTGATGACCACCATGTTCTGCACCGTCGAGCGCAGGAATCCGAGGCTGTCGACGATGCGGAACGTGAGCGGAATGATCGTTTGCGCTTGCGTGTATGACGACGACGGCGCTGTGCCCTGCAGGATCAGGTACGGCGGCTGGCTGATCGACCCGTCGGAGCTGACGATGCCTTGCACGATCGTCGCGGAACACCACGCCGGCAGGTTTGTGATCGACGAAATCAGGTAGGCGGGAAAATAGCCGTTGTTGAACGTTACGACGGCCGTAAAAGGCACATCAACGACCGGCTGCAGCGTCGGAATGCTGAGCGTGAACTGCGGCCGGATCGCGATCGTAAAGTTGATCGCGAGCGTGTCACCGGTTCCCGCATCCGTCACCGTCGTCGAGAAGAGCGGTGTTCCCGTCGACGTCGAATTGCCGCTCAAATGGCCCGCGGTATTGAGCGTGATGCCGTTATGCCCCGTGCCCGTGAACGTGAGCGCGCCGGTCGCGCCGGCGATGCCGATGCCGTCGCTGTAGAGCACGCCGAGTTCTGTGTTGGCCTTCGGGTAGGCACTCACCGATAGACGTGACTTCACATCCATCGCGAATTTGAACGACTTCGAATTGAGCAGCGCGTCGGTGACCGTGCACGTGACGACGTAATGTCCGATCGTCGTTGGCGTGCCGGTCGGGAAAATGCCCGTCGCTGGATCGGGAGCCCCGATGCCAGGTGGCATGCCGGTAGCCGAGTACGTGTACGGCGGCGTGCCGCCGTCGCCTTCGAGCTGCAGACCCGAGGTCGGTGTGCGATAGATCGTGCCGTTCGGGCGGTTGAGCTTCAGAGTCAGCGGCGCTTCGCTGTCCGCGTTGTTGTACGCCTCGACGAGAAAGATCGTGCGCTGCATGTCAGCGCCTCGACCAGCTCGCTTCGCGGCCGGTGCGCTGCAGCGACTGCACCTGGCCCGTTTTGTTGTCGAGCGCGTCCGCGATGCGTTGCAGCAGCGCGTTGCCGGCCTGGATCGCGGAGACGGTGTCCTTGTTTCCGCTCGATACGGCGCGCGTCAGATGATCGCCGCTGCCGGAACCGGAAATGACTTGCGCCGGCGTGATCGCCGGCGATCCGGTGTCCGTCGTCGCCGTGTTCGGCGGCCGCCCGAAATGGTTCGTGCCCGATCCCGGCTTCGTGTCCCCGGTCGTGCTCGCGATCGTCAGGCCAGTCTTCGCGCTCAGCAGATCGTCCGCGGAATATGGATCGGGCCGACCCTGTTCCTCGGCGAGAATGTCGGCGAGCAGCTCCGCGCCGTATTTCGTGTTGAGCGCGGTTTCTGCCGCGGCCTTCGCCGCCTGCACCTGCTGGTCGTACATCTTGTCGGCGCCAGCCTCGTCGGTGCCGAGGTACTGCTCCAGCTTGTCGAGCGGCACGTTGAACTGCGTCGCAAGTTGCTCCAGCGTTTCGCCGCTGACCGCGCCGATCTTGCCGAAGTCCGCGACCAGCTGCGTCGCGCCCATCAGGTTCTGCTGCGTGATCTGCGCTTGCTCTTGCTGCGTGAGCTGCGACTGCAGCTGCGCGATCTGGGCGTTCGCGTTGTAGTCGATCAGGCCCGTCGACGCGGTGAATGCGGCCGACTTGGCCTGCAGGTCCGCGATCTTCTGCTTGATCTGATCGGTCGCCGAACCGAACAGCTGCGCCGCGAGCGTTTGCGTGCTCTGCACCAGCTGCGCGAAGTTTTGCACGAACGCCTGGTCGGCTTGGTCGATCGCCTGCTGCTGCGCCTTGAGCGCGTCGGTGTACTTGGCCAGCGCGTCGCCGGCCTTGAGCCATTCGACGACTTGCTCGGGTGTCAAGTTCGGCAGCTCGCGCTCGAAATCCGCGCGGAACTGCGCCATCGACGTGACGCCATCCTCGCCGATCGCATGCAGCGAATCAGCGGAATTCTTTTGCAGCGTCGACATCGCTTGCGCGGAGCGCTCCGAGTCGCTGTAGTAGTTCTGGTAGTACGACGCCCACAGCGAATCGAGATTGTTCAGGCCGCCCGCGGCTTGCGTCATCGAGTCGGCGAACTGGACGAAATCCGCACCGTCCTTGTTGACCGTCAAGCCCAGCTCGGTGAGCGTGCTCTTCAGATCCTGCGTTTCGCCCTGGAGGCGCGCATACGTCTGCGAAAGTGTTTCGTTGCCCTGCTGGTAATCTTTGACCGTGTTGCCGACGTCGACGACGGACTTGTCGGCATCGCCGAGCAGGCCCATGCCGCGGTTGATGTCGATCTGCGCCGCCAACATCATGTCGGCGGCGTCTTTGAGCCGGTCGGCGTTCGAGTCGAACTGTTTGAAGAACGCGGTCAGCTGATCGCTGACGGGCAGGAGCGCTTCTTCGTTGACCGCTTCGACGCGTTCCTGGAAGTGCGTTGCGTCCTCGGTATACTTTTGCCCTAGCACTTCGGACTGCTGCGAAATGACCTTTCCGGTTTTGTCGGTCACCTGCTGGAACGTGCCGCCGATGATGTCCCCGGATTGTGTGCCGAGCAGATCCGCGTCGTGCTTGATCTCTTCCTTGAGACTGTCGAAGAACTGATTCAGTCCGTCCTGCTGATCCTGCGGCGTCGGGACGTCGACGTTCTTGTAGTGGCCGCTGCTGAACAGCGCGCCGTGCTTGTGCTCCTGGTAGAAGTCTTCCGCCGTCGCGCCATTCGGCCCGATCGAGATGTTCGTGCCCGTGACACCGGTCGGCTTGTAAGGGGTGCCGAATACGTCGCCACCGGTGAGCGAATTCACGAGCGACGCGATGCCGGCGATCCAACCGATGACAGGAATGAAGTACGCGGCCGTGGCGAGACCGGCCGCGCCAAGTACGCCACCTGCGGTGCCGCCGAGCTGCGAACCAATCTGCCATCCCGCGAGCGCGCCGCCGAGCACCGGCGCTGCGTTACCGAGTCCGAATCCGCCTCCGCCCGCACCAGCTCCCGCGGAAAGATCGACACCGCCAAGTGCCGAGTTACCAGCAAGCGTGGCGCCGGAAGCGTCGAACAGTGGAGCGCCCGCGCCAGCGGCCGCAGACAGGTCGATGCCGCCTGCTGCAACGTTGCCGGCGAGGCTCGCGCCGCCAGCTCCGCCCAAGCCGAGCCACCCTCCAACGGTGTTGAACAGGCTGCTGCCGTTGCCACCAATCAGGTTCAGAATAGAGCCGCTGCCGCCGCCGCCGAATAATCCGCCGCCGCCAGCGCCGCTGGTGCCATTGCCGAACAGGCCGCCGAGCCATCCGCCGATGTTGCTGCCGTCCGGCAGGTTGCCGACGACGCCGGTGCCGAAAATCGACTTCAACAGCGGGTTGATGATGAGCAGCTTCTCGAATTCGTAGAAGATCGCTTCGGTTGTCTGCTTGGCGACGTTGACCAGATCCTTCATCACACTGCCGCCTTCCAGGATGTCCTTGTTGATGTCCTGGAACACGGTGCCGACTTCGCTCTCCGTGATGTTGGCCCAATCCTTCATCACGGCCTGGTTGGCCTTCAGCGCATCGCTATCGTTGAGCAGCGCCTGCACGTGACCTGCGAGAGCGGCTTTTTCGGCGTTGATATCCTCGATCGCTTTTTCGCGTGTCGGCTCGGCTTTGCCGTACAAGTCGGTCATGTGCGCGAGGGCTTCCTCAGAAGCCTTCTCGACCAGCTGCCAAGCTCGCTCGGCGTCTGTTCCGGCACGCTGTGCTTCGAGTTCGTCGTGCAGTTTGGCGAGCAGCGCATCGCCCACATCCAGGCGTGCGTGGATCGCTTCCTTCTGCCGCTCGAATGCCTTTGTCGCGTTGTCGGTGCCGTCGATCACAGCATCCAGCTGCTGATCGTATTTCTGCTGAGAGATCGTGCCGTTCGAGAGCTCGGTGTTCAGCGCCTCGAAGGTCTTGCCGAACTGCGCGATCTCGTCGTCGTACTTTTTCTGGGCTGATGCGAGAGGGCCGCCGATGCTCTCAGCGAGTTGGTCGGCAAGTCCAAGTCCTTTTTGCACCTCCTTTTCCGCGCTCCGGAGCACTTCCTGAAGCGTGTTTTCATCTTGCGCCCAGAGACGTGCGGCTTCGGCGGCAGCTTTCTTCGACGCCGCGTTCGCGTCCGCCGCCTGGGCGGACTTCATCGCCGGTTCGAATTCCTTTTCCACGCTCGCGCGCAAATCGTCGATCGACGTCTTGTGATCGACAGCGGCCTGCGCGGCGACACGTTCGTTGATCGCCTCCTGTACCTGCTGGACGTTCGATAGCGACGCGGAATCGGCGCGCTTCTTCATCGAGTCGGCGAGTTTGTTCGCGGCCTCGGACGTCGCAAGCGCAGCGTCGGCTGCCTTGTGATCCGCGTCGGCCGCTGCATCCGCCGCAGCGTTCGCGGTGCGCTGCGCCTGCGCCGTCTTATTCAGCGCGTTGTACTGCTCCGTGAGCTGCTGGATGACGATGCGGCGGTTCTGCGCATCGTTGCTGTTCCCTTCGCCGATGCGCTGCAGGTTCGCCAGCGCATCCTGCTGCTGCATGATCTTCTTGAGGATGTCGTCGATCTGCGCGTCAACGGAATTGTCGCCGACGTTGAGCATCGCCTGCCACGCGGAATGCGCGCCGGCCTGGACGTTGTGCCACCACTGCGTGATGCCGGAGAGCGACTTTTCGACCTCGGCCGCGCGCTGCGCGAGCGCCGCCGCGAACGCGCGCTGCGCGGTCGCTGCCGCTCCATCGGCGTCGCCTGCACGTTCCTGCGCCGCGATCTGATCGAGGATCGCCGGCGTCAGGAAGTGGTACTGCTTGTTGAGTTCCTCGACGGCTTTGACGGGACTGTCGGCGAGCTTCTCGAAATCCTTGACGGATTTTTCGATGCTCTGGCCTGTTACGACCGACAGATCCACCGCGCCCTGCGCAACGACGCCGAGGTCGCTGCTGAGCACGCGCCCGGACGCAGCGAGGCTCTGGACCGCTTTCTCGGCGTCGCCATAGCGGCCTGTCGACGCGCCGATTGCGTCGGCCTGGTGCAGCAGCTGCTCGGCGGACGTGCCGGCGTACTGGCCTGTCGAGATCAGCGCGCGGTTGAAGTCGTCTTGCTCGTGGGCAGATCGGATGAAGGCTGTGCCTGCAACGCCCAATGCGGCGGCAACCGCGAGCACCAGGCCCCCGATTGGGGTGAACGCCAGCGACAGCAAACCGGTGCGGTTCGCGAGCGTCACGACGGAGCCTTCCAGGCGCGCGACGTTCCCGCGCACACCTTCGCCGACGAGAACGCCGATTTCGCGTCGCGCGCCGGCGCTCTGGAACGAGACTTGCTCCATTGCGCTCGCAACACCCTGCGCCGCGGCGGCTTCCGCCTGCAACCCGGCGCGTTGTGCGTTGATGCCCTCGATCGCGGCCGCGTGACGCTCCGCGCTTATGATCCCTGACGCAAGCGCAGCGTTGAGGCGCTCTTCATCGGCTGTGAGTTTCTCGGCGGCGGCGCTCGCGCCGGCGTACTTGAGCGCGAGCGTTTCCATCTGCTGCGCGTATCGCTCGGACGATGCGATCAGCGCGGCTTCCTGTTTCGCGAGCGCGGCGGTCGCCGCCTCGAATTCCTCCTGGGATAGGATGCCGACCTGAAGTGCATCGTTGTAGGCGATGCGACGCTCGATGACGGCGTCGAGGCTCTCCGCCTCGGACGCCATGAATTCCTGGACGACGGCGGCTTCGGCTTGCCACGCATCGAACTGCGCGCGAAGCGCATCCGTCGTGGCGCCAACGCGCGCGACTGCCGCCTCCGCCGTCGCGCCGATTGATGCGAGCGACTCTTCGGCCTGTTCGAAGCCGGTCGCTGACGCAGCGCCGGCTTGGGCAGCCGCGTCGCCGACGCCGATGATTTCAGCCCTGACTTCCTTCGCGGCCGCGGCGGCGCCGCTGCCGTCGCCCGAAATCTTGAGCGCGACGACGAAATCAGTCATCGGGGATCAGCCGCCCGCCGGGCCGCCCGTGCAACCGCTCGCGCCAGCGCCGGTGCCGGCTCCAGTGCCGCCGTCACCGCCTCCGGAGCTGCCCGAGCCGCCGCTGCAGTTCGACGAACCGCCCGTCGTGGGTCCGGAGCTGCTCTGGCGGTTGTCGTTGCCGTTCTGCACGTTGTTGCTCGTGCCGGCCGCGTTGCCGTTGCCCGCGATCGCGGTGCTGCTGTCGTGGTACACGTTGCCGACGCCCGCGCCGTTCCCGCTCACGTTGCCCTTGATCGAGCCGTTGAGCGTGTCGCCTTGCGAGTTGTAGCTGCCGGTGATGTTCGTGACGCTGTGATCGCCGCCATTCTTGCCGACAACGTCGACGAGGTTCGTGACGCCATCGGCCGCGATCTTCGCGCCGACGAGCGGCGCGGCGATCGAGAGCACCTTCACCGCTGAGTCGAGCAGCTGGTTTCGGTGCTCGGGCAAGGCGTCGACTTTCTGCTCGCGCGGATCGTTCACGGTGAGCGACTCGATGCCGGAGAGCTGGATCGTCTGCCCCGGCTGCGCCTTCAGCTCGAAGAGCGGCTTGCGGGTCGCCGCGAGCTGCTGCTGCGACGTGTAGTAGGACTGCGCTTCCTGCGCGCGCCAGCGGTTCTCTGTGCAACCGGCGAGCAGCACAAGCGCGGAACACACGAGCAAAAAACGGGCGATATTCATGTCTTAATCCTTGTTCAAGTGTGTCTTCGCTGCGTCGACCATCGTGCGCACGCGTCCGAGCAGCGTCCCGTCGTCGACAACCTTGAGCATCCGTGCAGCCGCCTCGATCTCCTGCGGGCTGATTCCGACGTAGCGCGTCTTCGTGTGCGCACCGCCGAGCGTTACGACCAGGTCTTGCCGCGTCTGCCAGAGGCAGTGCTGGTAGACGCACACCGCATCCCAGTTTTCCTCCAGCACGTCCGTGCCGATGTCCTCGCCGCGTTCCTTCGCTTCCTTTTCGAGGTATTCGTCGATCGCGTCGTCAGTGACGCCCATCTTTCGTAGCTGCTCCCGGCGCTCGACGTCGTCGCTTCGAGCGACGACGCCGCGCACCAGGTACTCAGCTACGTCGCGGAGTTTTTTACGGCGATGCCCTCATGCATGGCCCGCGTGTACTCTTTCGCGATGGCGCCGACGGCCGTCGAGTTGGAGAGCACAGCGGCGATCGCGTCGTCACCGGTGAGCGTCGTGTCGCCTTCCTTGACGTCGTGCGCAGCCTTGAGCGCGCGTTTGGCGAGCCACGCATCACGGACGTAGCCGCCCGGCGTTGCGAGCCGTTTCTCTTCGAGTTCGTCGTTGGGGACTTTTTCGAACTCGGCCACGAACGACTGCTCGATCATCTGATCGATCGAGTCGCCGCCGGGCTCCTTGAACTTGATGGTGCGCTTGAAGCGGTTGGTCTTGACGAACGACATGGTCTGCTCCTGAAAAGAGAGGCTGGCACTGCGCCAGCCTCGAAAGATCGCAGCGGGCGTGCGCGCGCGGCGATCGATTAGGTGAACTCGAACTGGATTTCGTCGTTGCCCGCGCTGGTCGGGTAGCACGCGTACGGGATGTCGACCTGCGTGCCGCCCTTGAGATTCTTGAACGGCTTCTTCGGCAGGAAGAACTGGATCGCCGGTGCCGAGATCTTCGACTTGAGCGTGGCGCCGCCGTCGACGGTGTCGACCATCGCCATGCGTGTGCCGGCGCGGGCCAGCGCCCACGGATTGAACGCGGTCAGATCCGGCAGCAGGATCGAGAGAGTGCAGCTGTCGAGCTTGCGGTCGGTGACATACACGCGACCATTCTCGCTGGTCGGGATGTAGTTCACGCCGTTGCCGCTGCCCTTGATCGAATTGCCGACGCACTCGACGTTGAAACCGTTGACCACGACCGACCAGGTCGCCGGCACGATCGGGTTCACTTTGCGGAACGCGCTGATGTCGACGGTCGGGATCGCGGTCTGCGAGAACACGTTCGCGTCGTCTTCGACGATGCCGGTCAGCGTGAACATCAGCTCGCCGAACGAGTTCGGCGCGCGGCTGATTTCGAACTCGCCGCGAGCACCGACGCACTTGCAGAGCGTGCCGGCCTGGTAGAACCAGAACGTGCCGGACGGAATGCTGTTCGTGATCGGGTTGTAGTCCGACTTCGTGCCCGCGGTCAGCACCTCGGCGAAGCCGCAGATCTGCATCACGGGACTGATCGGCGCCGCGTTGCCGGCCGTCGACGCACCGAGGCAGTCGGCTTTGAACGTGGCTTTCACGCGAGTGCCGACCTCGATCTTTTCGTCCGGCGAGAACCAGGCGAGGTCCGGCGTGCGCGACGCCGTGTCGGAGTCGATCGACAGATCGGCTTCGAACGTCTTGACCGCATTCAGCAAGCCGGTCGGCGTGGGATCGACGCCTTCGGTCGTTTCGAGCTTGAGCAGGACCTGGCGAGTGCCAAAGCGAGTAAAGGACATGGTTGTCTCCTAGAAATCGAGGTTCGTTGGCGCGCTCAGCCCTGCGCGGATTCCGGCGCGGCTTCGGCCGCCGGCTGCGGCGCGGCCGCGGAGATCGCCTGCGCATGGAGCGCCTTGACTTCGGCGTCGCGCTGCAGCTGCGCCTGCGCTTCGGCGTCGTCTTTCGGCGTCTGATTGCGACGCTCGAGCGAGCCGTCCGGCAGGCGGTGATACGAGCCACCTTCGGTCGGAAGTTCCACCGCTTTCGCGGTCTGCGGCGTGACGGCAGCGCCCGCGTTGCCAGCGGACGCGTTCTGTTCGTTCTGCGGGATGCGGTTTCTCATTGCGGTGTGACCTCGATGAAATAAGTGAGCTGGTACGCTTCGACCCACCAGACGGTTGCGTTGGTATAACTTTCCAATTTGCCGCCTTTCAGATCGAAGCCGCTACAGTTGATGTCCGGCACCTGCGTCGGCATCCAGCCGAGCAAGAGTTCCCGCGCTTCCGCGACGACAGAGCGCAAGTCGTCCTTGACCTGCGCACCGAGATCCGCGGTGCGGTAGTTCCGCACAGCGAATGCGACGTTGATCAGCACGTGCACCGTCTGCCGGTGCAGTTCGCTGCTGCCGTAGGTGTCGTCCGATGTCTCGTGCGCGAGCAGCACATACGCCATCGGCGTCTGTGGCGCCCCCGCCTGCAGCGCTGTGGCCAGTTCCGCCGCTCCCTGCACGCCCTTGAGCAGCTGCGAGCCGCTGTCCAGGCGCGCGACAACGGTGCCGATATCGAACGGACCCGTGCTGTCGGCCATCAGCAGTTCCGAAGCGCGTCACGGTGGAACACCTTCTGCCCCGGATCGAACTGCACATCGAGCGGTGCCTCGGCCGCGCTCTGCGGATCGTCGACGCCGATTGAGAACTCGCCGTCCGCGATCTGCTGCAGCGTGGTCTGCGCGTCGCGGTAGTCGCGCGCGATCGGGCTCGTCTTCTCGTCGCTGACCAGGTGCGCGTTGAGCTTGTAGCGCACGATCGCGCGGCAGAACGACGTGAGGATCGCCGGCGGCGACGCGAGCGGCAGCACGTAGCGCCGCGCGAGGAATCCGTCGATGTAGCCGCTCGCCTCCGCGATCGCGTTGTTGACACGGCTCAGCACCGCGTCAGCAACCGCGACATCGCCCGCGCTGTACGCCGACCGATCGCCGCCGACGAGCGTCAGCTCCATGAGCTGCGTATCGACGGTGCGATCCTGCTGCGGTGTGGCGGCTTGCGCCACCTCCATCGCACCAGGCAGGTCCGCGAGTTGTGCGGGCGTGAGGTACATGGCGCGCGGTTACCTCGCGGCCTTCTTCGAAGCGGCCGGCACCGGCGCGTCTTCGCCGACGATCGTCAGATTCGGTTCGGCGTTGATCGCCTCGATCTGCTCCTTGGTGAGCTTCTCGCTGTCGAGTTCCACGCCTTCGCGCGTGAACTCGATGCCGGCGCGGCGGAAGCGCTCCGGCTTGGACTGCACTTTGAATTTCGGCATGGATCTGCTCCGTCTTTGTGGCCGCTTTCAGCATCGCGGCGGCGGCGCTCTACCTGCGCCGCCGCCGCTAGCCTTCGCTCTCGCGGCGGGGGTGTATTAGGCGAGCCAGGCCGACTCGAAGACCTGCAGGCGGCCGGCGAGCACGTTGCTCGCGCCGTTCGCGCCGTAGATCGCGGTGACCAGCTTGTCCGCGGCTTCGCGCAGCGACGGCGGCACGACCAGCAGCTTCGGCGTGATGCCGAGCGGCTTGCCGAAATCGCCCTTCAGGCTGCCGAGGCCGGCGAGTGCGGCGGTCAGGTGCGTTTCGTCCAGGGCCTGCTTGCTGCCCCAGGCGAACTGCCAAAGACCGAAGCCGACGTTGTAGCGTCCGTCCGCGCCGTAGATGAACTCGTTGCGGTTGAAGACTTCGTCCGACGTCGCCGGATCGGTCTTCGTCACGAAACGAACGGGCTTGCGCATCTGCAGGATCAGCGGCTTGAGCGCGCGCGTGTTGTCGATCACGAACCACGGCGTGCCGGCGCCGCCATCGGTGTTCGCCACCGACTGCGCGTTGCCATTCGCGTCGAGCACCGGATGATCGACGTCGAAGAAATACTGTCCGTCAAAGCACGGCGTGGTGAAGCCCGCATTGAGCAGACCGAACACCAGCTGGTCCGGATGCGCGGCAGCGGAGCGGCCCATTTCCGAGAACAGCGGCGAGTAGACGCCATAGCTGTCGTCCTCGATCGAGACGGCGGGCACCTTGATCGTGGATTCCCACAGCTTGTTCTTGACCGTGTAGTTCGACAGCGCGAGGTTGTTGATCTGGCGATCGCCGATCCATTCGCGCATGCCCGGCAGCTGGTTCAGCCAGCCGTATTCTTCCTTGCCGGTGCTCGACGGCACCTGCGTCGCGATGCTGCCCCACTGGCTCTGATAGCCGGCGAAAGCGTTGCTGAACGCCGCGTTGAACGCGATGCCCAGGGTGGTCAAATTCTGACGATTGAGGATCACGGATGGTCTCCTGGAAGTTGGGTCGTTGCGTGCGCGGTCAGAACTCGACCCAGACGCCCTGGGCGTCGACGTCGCGCACGACGCCGGCGACGGAGCGCGTCGCGCCGCCGTTCGTCTTGGCCACCGTGTTGTCGTCGACGATGTAGCAGTTGGTGCCGTACTGCGCGAGCGTGATAGCGTCGGCCGCCGCCGAGTTGTTGAAGCGGTAGCAGCCGCGCGCGACGTTGACGATCTGGTCGCCATCGTTGCCGGCCGAGTTGTCGACGAAGTCGCGCGCCACGCCGACCGCGACGAGCGTCGTCGACGTCGCGCCCGGCTTCGCGTAGCCGGAGGCGGTGTCGATCGCGACGATCGTGCCGACGTAGATCTTCTTCGCGGCAGCGACGGGGAAGCCGAAGTCGCGCGCGTTGCGCGCATTGGTGTTGCGGTCTTGGGTTGCGGCGGTCATCGCAGCGGTCCTTTTTCAGGTTTCAGGAATGAAAGCGGGTGGGCTCAGGCCGCCTTCGGCTTCGCCTTGGCGAACTGTTCCGGCGTCAGGCCGCAGCTCGTGCAGACGGCCATTTCGTCCGGCGTGAGGCCGTGTTCGTTCTTGGCCTGCACCGGATGCCGGCCGTTCGTCTGCAGGCCCGTGAGCGCCGCGATCGGCTGCGCGGTTTCCAGGTACTTCGTCAGCGCCGCGAAATCCTTCTTGCCGAGATCCAGCGCCCAGTCTTTCTGCGCGGCGAGCAGGCGCCCGTCCGCGAGGCCGGCTTCGACGGCCTGGCCGACCTTGTCGCCGAGCCGTTCGCTGGAGAGCGCCGCGAGCTGCGTGCGGATTTCTTCGACGACGCCGATCGGCACGTACTTCGCCGGATCGGGCGTGCCGCCCGCGTCGGCCTTCGTCTTGATCGCGGTGCACGCCGTGATCGCCGCGTCGGAAGCGACGGCTTCGCCGATGCCGAGCGCCTCGCGCAGCTTCTTCGCTTCGTCGAGCTTCGGCTGCAGAGCGGACAGCGCCGCGATGGCCTGGTCTTCGGTGGAATCTTTGCCGAGTCCGAGGACGGAGCAGGCGATCATGGCGAGCAGGAGACGATTCATGGGTTTCACCTCGGTGGAGTTGTGGATGCCGAACGTGGCTGCGGCGCGGAGCGAGAGCGGCTCCATGCCGTCGATGGCCGGGGAATTCGTCAGCGCGCCCATGCGGACGTCGAGGACGTCGCCGGTCGCGGGATCGAACGTGAAGACGGGGCTGAAATAGCGGTATTCGCCCGCTGCGATCGCTTCGCGCGCGCGCTGCGTGAGTTCGGCCTTGGCGAAGAGGCCCTGGCCGGGGCGGTATTCGAGCGACTGCAACCAGGCGGCGGCGGGCGCGGGCTGGCCGTTCTCTTCCTTGCGAAGCGTCTGGTGCTCGTAGTCGATGACGGTCTTGGTCTTGCGCGCGTTGAAGCGCGCGATCGCGCTCGACGCCACCGCGGCGTTCATACGCCACGCCGGCACCTTCATGTCGCGACCATCGGACGGCTTGAACTCGCCGTCCGGCGTCACCTGGATTTCGATCAGGTTGTCGGCGCCCGGCGTCGGCAGCGCAAACGCGCACGCCGCAAGGGCGACGTTCTCGGGCTGAGCCGAGGAACAGACGGCGAACGGGATCGCAGTCGCGATAGCGGAAACGAGGGCAAGTCGGCGCATGGCCTGCACAGTCTGTGCAGGCGCACCCTCACCTCGGGTTTAAAGCGCTTTAATGCTGCAGATTGTCAGGCGGCGACTGGCTGAACGTCGCGCTGGCAATGCTTGCACACTCTGGCCTTAGCCATAATCATTTCAGCGCAAAACGGACATTCCCGCTGCTCGCCTGACGGCGGCGACTGCATCGCCGGCGCGGCCGCACCGACTGACTTCAGCGCTTCCATTTGCTCGTCGTGACGCTGCTTCTCGACCTTCGCTTTTTCGCCGGCTCGGATCAAGAGGCAGAAAAGCAACCCGAACACGCCCAGGATAAGTCCCAACAAAAAGCCGGTCCCAGCCTTGTTGTATTTGCTTAGCATCGCGGCACCGAGAAGGGCGCTCAACAGCCAGATCAGAACGATGGTCTCCACGGCCCACTCCCACCTGATTAGTTTGTGTCCAAACCTGGTCCGAAAATCGCAAAACCCCGGTGGCCGGCACGATAGCCGCAACCGACCTGACCCGCAACCGGGCCGGGAAGGCGTTTAAAACCCGTTTAAAAGCGCCTCGCCCCCTGCGGGGAATACCTTCGGGGCGGGTCGGGCGGTTTTTAGGCCCGTAGGCGCTCTCCTTACGCGGTCCCATTGGCCTGCCGTTCGAGGAACCGGTTGGCCTTGGCCAGGATCATGTCGGAATCCTCGGCCGAGAGGCCGAGGAACGGACGTGCCGGGAGCTGCGGTCGCTGAAACGGCTTGTAGTCCCGAGAGGTCGACAGGCCAGCGTCAGCCCTGGCGGCACGCGCGGCGCCAGCACTGGCGGAGGATTCGGCACGGCCGGCGACGCCGCCGAACTGCTGGATCGCGGCGTAGATCCGCGGCGAGCCGAATTCCAGCCCGTCGTCCGTGGCGTTGTACGCGAGCGTCCCCTTGAGGTCGCCGTGCCAGATCAGGATTTTGTCCGCGTTGGGGCTTTTGCGTTTGCGGTAGGCGGCGCTGAGCGCGACCCAGGGCGACCCGTCCGGCGCGACCTGGTTGGTGAAGCGCTCACGCGTGGAAATCAGCAAGCCTTCGCCGATGTCAGCGAAGAGCAGCTTCTTGTTCCCGTCGATCTGGCCGAGCCGGTCGAGCGCCGCGATCGCGGCCTCCAGGCCGTCGAGCTTGATGGTGATGAACGCGCCGGCCATCAGTCGCCTCCGTACCAGAGCAGGCCAACGCGCTGCGCGTTGATGGCCTGCGCGTCGTCGGCCGGGACGGTCGACCAGCTTTCGAGCAGCCCATCCACCTCGTTCGCCACCACGACGACGGACTTGCCCTTGCCGAGCTGGAATGCCTTGAGCAGCGTCGCACGCACGCGCGTTGCGCCGCTCGCCGAATTCCGCTCCATGCGATACCAGACCTCGGCCGGATTCGACAGCAGATCCGCCAGCAGCGGCAGATACGGCGTCGTCGCCGTGTCATCGGCGGCGCTCGCCGCGAGCGCCTCGGCCGACACGGCGACCGGCAGGCCCTGCACGTCGAACGCGGCGCCGTCGCCGCCGATCAGATCGCGCACGGCATCGGCGATCTCGCCTTCGTTGTGCAGCACCTCGCCGAGATCGGGGCCGTCCGCGAGCGGCAGCGGCGCGAGATCCTCACCCGGCGGCTCCGCGAGCGGTTCCCACGTGACCTCTGCAGCGCCGTCTTCGAGCGCGGCTTCGGCCTGCGGCGCGAGCCAGCTCTCGAACGCATCCTGACCCGGCGCGTAGCCGAATCCCGGATCGACGCCGTCAGGCACGTCGACCGTACGCGGCGACGGGCCGTTCGAGCCGACCGTGACGGTCTTGTATTCCGTCGCCGGCGCTTCGTCCGCGCCGTCTTTGCCGAGCCGCGCGAGATCGTCCTCGCCGAGCGAGTGCACCGTGCAGCGGCATCCCCAGCCGTTGGGCGGATAGTGTTCGTTCCACCACGGATCGTCGGCGCTCAGCACCATGCCGTTCCAGGCCAGGTGCTGGGGACGCGGATGCTCGACCGCATCGCTGTGCACGTACTGCCAATACGGCCGGATCGACTTCACCGCCTGCAGCTGCGCATAGCGCCCGGCCGCGTAGCTCGTGCGCAGGTTCGTTTCGTAGATCACGCGCGAGCGCCAGTTGCGACCGCCGGTGTAGCTCCACCCGTACTTCGCGACGATCGCGTCGAAATCCTTGCGGAACTCTTCGAGCGTCGTGCCCTGCGAAATCGCCTTGTCGATCGCCGCGCGAAAGTCCGCGAGCAAGTCGTCGCGGTTGGCGCCGGCGACGACGAAGGCGTGATCGTGCTCGGATTCCCAGATGTCCGTCCACGCGTTCGTCGGTAGGTTGATCTTCCGCCGAAAGAACGCGACCTGGTCGGCGAACGGCACAGTACCGTAGCTGACGTCAGGCATATGCGTTGCGCGTCGTCAGATGCCAACCGCCGCAGCGATCGCAGCGGTACACACGCATACGCCGTGTGCCGTATTTGCCTGCACAGCGCTTCACCGCAGCGAGCGCTACGGACTGCGATCGATGTCGCAGTTTCTTGCTGCAGATTTCCTCTTCGCGGTAGTAGGGATTACCCACCGGCGCCGGCCTCGCGCAGGATCTCGAAACGGCCCGCAAGCGCGGCCGCAGCGAGCGCCTGGCGCATTGCCTGCGAATACTGGTCGAGCTTCATATTCGGCGCCAGCGCGAGTAGACCGTCGCGGACATCCTCCAGCGACTTCGCGCGATCGACGAGAGACTTGATGCTGTTGATCCACGCGTCCGTAGCAGGCTGCAGCGACGCGTCGAGCAGCGGTGCCATCTGCTGCGGCGGGTCGCCGGTGAGCGCGGCGCGCGCCGCCGCGGCGATCTGTGCCGTGGCTGCGGCGAGGTCCGAGTTCTGGATCACGGGCGAGGGTTTGAGTTCGGCCGGCGCCGACTGCGTCGGCTTCAGCAGATCCGCGTCGGATTCCGGTTCTTCGAAGCCGAGCTTCTCCTGCGCCTGCTTGCGGTCGATCTTCATGCCCAAGTTCACAAGCGTCGGCAACGCCGTCGCGTAGACAGTGATGTCCTCGGCTTCTTGCAGCGTGTACACGAAACGCGGCGAGCGGCGGATGCCGTTCGGCGCCAAGCCGTTGAGCGCCGCCATCGGGTAGAGCAGATCACGAGTAAGCGTACGCGCGATTTTCTTGGCGTCGTCGTCGCGAAGATCCTTGCGAACTTCGTTGTGCACCTTGCCGAGCGCATTCGTATTGCTGCCGCGATCGGACTGGCTGGTGAGCGTGGCGCCGAGCACGGCCTTGCTGACGGAACGTTCGCACCAATCGATCATCAGCTCGAACGCACCGGGATCGCCCTCCGCAGCCTTCTGGAAATCGACGGCCATCGAATCCGGCATGATGCCGGCTGCGTTGTGACCGATGTTGACGAGCGCGCGCAACAGCGTCGCCTTCTCCTGCGGATTGGCGCCGGACGGATATTTGCCGATTCGCAGGGGGATGCCGTAGATCTCGAGGAACTCGGCGAGGTCCGCGACGGTGTAGTTCTTGAACAGGTACGGCCACACGAGCACGCGGAACAGTGCCGCGCGCTCGATGTAGCCGCTCTTAGCCTTGTGCGTGTGCGAGATCCAGCCGAACGTGTTGAGCGGCGAGCCGAAGCCATCCGGGCCACCGCCATCGCGCAGGCGCATTCCCTGGCGATAGCCGCGCACGAGCCGGAACCATTCCTGAGGACGGTGCGTGATCGTCTTCGGAAACCACGTGCCTTCCTGGCGATCCCATTCGATCTCCTGGTTGACGAAGCCCTTGCCGATCGCATCGGTCGTGTCGAACGTGATTTCTTCGATGTCCTCGACTTCGGCGAGCAGCTCGCGCAGCTGATCGGTCGCCTTCTTCTCCTGTGCGCTCGGATTGCGCGGCGGCTGGATCGTGAAATCGAGCAGCGAGATCGCCCGCCGGCGCTTGCTCATTTCGGACGCGATGTGCGCGTCCTTTTCCTCCATGTCCTCGAACAGCTGGTACTGCTCGATGATGTCGCCTTGCTCGGCCGCGATCAGGATCTGCGCCAGGCGCGACGGCGTGAGGCCGCGCGAGGGGTGGCCCTGCCACTCGTGCTGCAGCCATTGCAGCTTCGCCGTCTGCGGCTCGGCGATGTCCGCCGTGCTGATCGGCTGACCATTGACGTCGACGATGCTCACCATGCCTGCGGCTCCGGTACGCGCAAGTCGTCGTTCTGATCGTCTTCCTTGCGCACGTTGTCAAAGCCCCGCGTGTGCTGCGGCACGGGGGTGTATTCGATTTCGCCGGCGTCGATCATCTCGACGGCGTAGGTCGCCAGGACGCACGCGATCGCGGCGTCGCCGTGGCGCTGCAGTCCATCGGCGCCGGTCGTGCGCGCGTCGTCCGGAACCTTCGGCACGGCGTTCATGCGCTTGATCGAACGCAGGTCGGCGAGAATGTCGACGTCGGTCGGCGTCGAGATCGTGCGATCCTCGAAGTGCGCCTTGAAGCGCGGCATGTGCTCGATGTACCAACCGGCCGAGAGCGCGATCGCCTGGATGCGCGACGCGCCGAACTCCTGCATCGCGACCTCGGCGAGGTATCCGCCGTTGCCGGTCGCGTCGTGCGCGCCGCCGCGGAATCGCGGCAGCCGCTTCACGATGTAGAAGAGCACCTGCTTCTGCTGCTCGTAGGGAATGTTGCGCAGCTCGACCACGAACGGCGTGCGCAGCGTCGCGTCGTCCTGCTCGGCGAGCGGCCAGAACGAACACAAGTCGTTCTTGCGCGCGAAGTCGAGACCGTAGAAGTGGCTGCGGTTCTTGGCGAGCTGGTCGAGCACGGGCTTGAGCGTCGCCTCACACCATTCGAGGCACTCGGCTTCGCGCAGATGCTTGGCGAGCATCGCGTAAGCGTCGGGCTGGGCCCAGCGCAGCACCGGAATCGACGCGTCGTGCGTGGCCACGATCTGCGCACGCGTGA